CCAATTACTAATGCTGCTACAATATCAATAATGTCTTTTACATACATTGATTGGATAAGGTTCCAATCAATTGCTTCGTCAAGAGTATCAGACTCTTGCAGTTGAGTTTTGCCAGTTAGAATTGCTGCAGCTGCAGCATACATCGGGTCTTGGTGATAGTGGAAGTTATTCATGTGTTAATTTATTTATATTTAGTTTAGTTCGTTAATTTCTAATTTTTGATCGAAGGTTTTGAAATAGTATTTGCTGTCGCTGTGTTGCTTTGCAATCTCATAGACCTTTTCAGCAGACGTCTTTGGATTTGCGATGTGTGTTACGTCTTGACTATAGACATTAAAATAACTTTCGCCATCTTCTTTTTCGATTGTATAGAATGTGGTCTTGGTAATCCATCCTTTGTTCGACTGCTTGAAAATCATAATAGCAATTGTGTCAGCGTCTTCTTGAGCTGCAGAAAATCCACCATTTTTACCAAATACATGATTGTTTTTTGATTTTAACATCTCTGCACCCTTAGAAGCTTTAAGTTCTTTAAGGGCAGATGCATGCGATGCATCTTCTGTTAATGTTGTGCTGCTGAGTATCTTTGCTGCAGCGGCATACAGCGGGTCTTGGTTGTAATGAAAATTATTCATATGTCTTATTTATTCTGCTTCCTTTGTGCTTTCAATATAGTCACGAGCACTGACAACATATTCTTCTGCCTTTACAAGATTTGCTTGAACGTGCTCTGGTAAATTTTCGTCGTCGCTTAGCATGTCATGCAATCCTTTTGCGTTGCGAATGATTGTGCGAAGTGCGGTCTTTGCCATGCTGCCTTCAGCGTCATACTCGCCTGCGTCTTGTTCGGCAGCTTCCTTTACGTTTCCATACTGATACGAGACTGGAACACTTTCTCCATCTTTAAAAGTTTTTGCAGAAGCCTTTATAGAATTTAGTGCAGTTATAAGTGAGTTGATCTTTTTTGGATCAAAGTCACCACCGTGTTTTATTGAATCAACAAATTGTTGAAATGATTTGCTTAGCGTGTATAATTCATTGTTGATGACGTGTCCAGGCAAACGCATAAAAGACTCTTGCAAGTCTTCGGGCTTGCCTTGAAGGATTCTAGTTGCTGCTTCTATAAGCGTGTTTTTATTCATAACTGTTGTTTCTTTTTTTCCAAATTTGGGCTGCTTTATAGATCAAGGCAGATATAGCGCTTGATTCTTTATAACCGGAACTTTCTCCTTCATCAAAATAACCATCAAGAGCAAATAAGAAATCTTCCATTTCATCTTCATCCAGATTGCGCACTGCTTCCATTGCCTTTTTAGTGAGTGGAAACTTAGCGGTATAATATTCCTGCAGCGTCTCACCTTCATCTTCAACACTTTCATTATAACCATACTTTTCACCAGTCTTTAATCCGCTTGCTGCTCTTGCTGCGTCATAGAGGTGATCACTTATTTTTTTAATGACGTCTCTTGGATTGCCTTTGTGATCACGTGATGATGCATATTTTGTCATCTCATCCATATGATCGGCAAATGCAAGTAAAAATTCTTGCATTTGACTTCTATTTAGATTGTCAATTTCTGATAATAGGCGTTTTATAATTGCGCTCTGCGCTTCTTGAAGACACCCGTCATGAGTCTTGCCCTCCAGAATCGTTGCTGCAGCACTCACGAGAGAGTCATTTTTATAGTTGTCAAAGGGTTGCATATAAGACTATTTATACAATTTCATAATTCGAAAAATGTATAAATAAGATAGATTATGAATAATTTCACATCATACAAAGAAGACTCATTGGTTTCTGCCGCTGCACGTGTGTTGTCTCAAGAACAATTAAGCGAAGGCATTGTAACCTTTCCGAGCTATCGTGCCAAAGGCAAAGGCATCTACATTGGAAAAGATCTCATAAGCAAAGATGATCTTGGTTCATTTGTCGATACTGTAAACAGACAAGTAGACAAGTTTCCACTCTTTGGAAAATATCTAGAAGTTCACTCTGGCTCTGACAGCATTCGTGGAGAGTGTGTTGGCTATGCTCATATTCATGGCGCGCCAATGCTACTCATTCGCGACAGCAACTATAAAGAAGTATGGATTGATGCAGATCGTGCTCAACGTGAGATTTATGCATTTACTCCAGCTAAAAAGGATGTCACTACAACCGGCACCGGATCAAGTGATAATCCAATGCTTTACAGCTTTGGCAAGACTAACTATTAAGTTGGTGGGCAAGGAGGGACTTGAACCCTCACGCATCACTGCACGGGCTTCTAAAACCCGCGTGGCTACCATTACACCACTTGCCCAAAACAAAAACGGAGCCAACATAGAGAAGGCTCCGTTTTTGTTTTTATTCTATTATCTATTAGAATGACTTCTTAAACTCAATTCCACCAAAGAAAAGATTCTTCATGTCTGAATGCACACCAACCGAGTCATCAAGACCAAGTGAGTATGAGACAAATGGAACAGCAGTCACGCCTTGCACAACTGGAATGTCAGTCGACACAGTGGTCTCAAAGTGAGTACACTGTCCTTCTTGAGCGAGATAGCCAAGCTCAGCGCGAAAGTCAAGCATCAATGAAGATCCAAAATCATCACTGTATGTTGCAGCAAGTTCGCTATAAGCATTGTTATCACCCACAATACTCATATACTGAGTAAGCGAAAGATCGATTGGACCAACTGCACGTGATACAGTCAAGCCAGCTTCTTGCGCTTGTCCTTCCTGTCCTGCATAGTCTTGCGAATACCAGGTATAGCTCAAAGATACGAGATAGTCAGCAATCTCTTTCGAGAAGATTGCAGAGAGCTCAGTAGCTTCGTCCTTCCCAGTTGTTTCAGCGTTTGCATAGTCAGCGCTCAAAGCCAACGAAACGTCCGCAGGAAGTTCAGTTGTCGTTGTGACGATTGCATTTGCTTCATTTGCACCTAGATCAGCACCACGCCAGACCTTATCAGAAGAGTAGCCAGTTTCAAGCGTCACTGGCGTGAATGCTGAAGGAGCGTCTTCGATTGGGCCTGCATAGGCATAGTTAAGAGCAGCAAGTGCTGCAATAAGTCCGACTTTAACGATTTGTGTTTGTTTTTTCATATTATAGTTCATTTTGTTTTTCAGGGGGAGAAGTGGTGGGGAGTGAGGAACTCGAATCCCCGACCAATGCTGTGTAAAAGCACCGCTCTACCACTGAGCTAACTCCCCATAAAAGTATCTATATGTGTTGGCGGAACGTGTAGGATTCGAACCTACGGTAGAGTTGCCCCTACATTTCCTTAGCAGGGAAAGACTTTCGACCACTCAGCCAACGTTCCAAAATGGCGGGTAGAGTAGGATTCGAACCCACGGTGACTTTCGCCACTTCGGTTTTCAAGACCGACGCAATCGACCACTCTGCCATCTACCCTAAAATTTATAAGCCGTCAGACAGGTCATAGATGCGATTTGAAACATCAACTGACTTGTCTTTCATGAGTGTTTTGGAAAGTGTGCTGTTGTATGACAGCAGCAGTGCAATCGCAAGTGGATCAAACACAGCGATGATTATGCATATAAAGGCCATTACGATTGTATCGAGCGGCAGATTAAACTGATCGGCAATAAACTTAAACGTTCCAATGTCTTTTGATGCCGACATCTTGAGTTTTAGCTCTTGTATTTGTGTGTCAAGCTCTCTCTTGCTGTCTTGCAGTTGAACTATTCTCTCGCGCTGTGCCTGCATTTCAGCCGCTGTTCTTTCAATGTCAGCATAGATTGGTCGTGCATTTGCCGCAGACATCTTTGGCAAGCGTTCTTCTTGTGAGCGCCGCGCGGCGTTTAGTGTCTCTATTCGTGAGTTGATTTGTGAGACTTCAGAGTCGATGCCGCTCTTACGTTCTTGAAGAGACCCAACCTGGGAGTCGATGTTAGAAAATTGTATTGAGTTTACAGCATAGGCAGACGATAGATAACCAAAAATACCGAGTGAAGTTATACACATGAGTATGAGTGTAGCTGTGACGAGATAGCCTTTTAAGAGTGCTGATGTATGCGTCCAATAGTGATGCAAATAGGTCGTCGCCACAAGTTTGCCAATCTCTAGTGCACTCGCCATGATGAGCACTGAAACATAACTGCCACTAAAGAGTGTAGCAATGCCAAGTACTGAAAACCATGCGGCACATCCAGCTACAAGTAGACTAGTAATGAATAGCAGTGCACGTAAAACCATGTCATAATATTTATAATGGTGGGCCCGGCAGGATTCGAACCTGCGACCAATCGATTATGCTTACCACTATAGTTTTCACTACCTTTTCAGTTTGTGGTCTGGACTATCCCTTAATCTTCAGCATAACCTGTTAAGATTGAACTATTATAGTCTCTGCACGTCCCTCTTTCGAGGTTTCGCTCAGGATTGGCATCGGCATTACCCGTTAAGCGTTCCCTGAATTTAAGTTCTGCTAACTTACTATTTCTAATAAGAAGACCCTATCGAGTCGACTGCTCTTACCGCTGAGCTACAAGCCCCTTTCATTATAAAACTGGTCCGTTTCCTTTTTGTTCGTGATCTATGTATTGCCCAATATGTTGTTGAACATTCAGCGATCGACGAAATGATTCATGCTCAAGTTTGGCTATTCGCTCTCTAAGTTCATTCATCTCAGAGAGTAGCGCTTCTACTTCGGCGTCAATCAAACTTTTAATATGTTCTGTATTCATAATCTTTTAAAGATGGTAGCTGTGGTCGGACTCGAACCGACAAGCCGAAGCAACGAATTTTAAGTTCGCAATGTTTACCGATTTCATCACACAGCCATTATAAAATTTAGAGGTTGTCGACGAGATGTTTGTTCGACTTTAGGGACCTCATGCTCCTGTAAGCGATACCACCACAGTACCGAAATTTTATTTATTAGTTTGGCGGGCATACTAGGATTCGAACCTAGGCGAAGGATTTAGAAGACCCTGATGCTATCCATTACATCATATGCCCGAGTGTTTTCATATTGGTACGCCGTCATATGTGTCGACAACGATGTCATGCTGCTTAAGAAGACGAACCGCGCTGTCACGTTTATGTTTGCTGTTCCAGAAAAGCTCAAGTTCTGCAGCATCAACATCATAATAGGTATGAATGTCGCTTAATGTCATTGCTTCCATATAGCAATCAGAAGTATGAAATACAATTGAATATCTAGTTTTCATGTTGTCTTAGTCGATGAGTGAATACCATTGGTTTTCAGTGTCACAAAAGAAAATATAACTGAAAATATAACTTGAACCTTCATGATGCTTCTCTTTATAAGAGAGTTCTTCATATCGCATAAAGTGTCCAAACTCACCTGGTGACATGGTCGAAAAGACACCCGATTCAAACTCAATCTCTACCGAGTCCTTTAAAAAAGAGATTTGCTTGATTGTCTCTTCATTTTGATAGCCGTGAGAGCCATGCCTTACTTTCTTGCCAATTGATTCAGTGATAGTCATATAAAGATGTGGTGGTGTTTATTAGTGTTCCTATTACCAGTGAGTGTATTCTTTGATGATACCCTCTTCATTCAGATAGCGAGCACATGTATAAGCCTGAACGCAGCTATCATCACATGTCTCGAAAACATGAAACTTATCTTGCAACTCATACATAGCTTCGAGATACAATCTGCATGCTTCTTTTGCAGAGTCTAAGTTAGGATGGACATCGTTGGGTGGCATGGTCATACTCTTATTGTATTGGTGTTCTTTGTTGCTTACATGATCATTATACACTAAAATGCAGAGAAAGTACACAACTTTTTTCAAAAAAGTGAAAAAAGGTCCCGAAGTTAAGCCCCGTATAGAGAAAAACTGACCTCCGAGGTCACAATTTTGTGAAAATTTGCCCATGACAGATTGCTGCTACACTCACCCAGGGCTGGGGCTAGCTAGGAACCACACCTAGCTGCGTCATGACATATTTGGATTCGCGCATGATACGAATTGCGAGGGGGAGGGCTTTAACCTCCTCTCTAGACTATGGGCCTAGCGATCTCCGTATGATCCCTCTCGCAAAGTATTTTCCCCACTACCGAATAATTGACCAGAGTCAACTTGAAGAAACGCAGTGACTATTTCATCTTGGTAGCGACTCCAAGCCTAGTTTAATTTGCGTCGGATTACATTCGGCGTCATCGGGTTGCCAACCCGCTCTTAGCCTCAATGCTCATTGTAGGATCATCGCCTACAATGGCAGGGAAAAAATGATGGGGTTATTCTCATGTCATGTTTAAACCGTGCGCTGTCTAGTGTGCACCCGTCAAGCGTAGAGGGCATGAAGAGAATAGAAGCCGCTAAGCTTCACCCCAAATTGGTGCGTCATGTGAGGGTCGAACTCACGCCTTCAGAGTGGAAGTCTAATGTGCTGCCGTAACACTTATGACGCGAAAAGTTTTAACGTCTGATCAGGTCAGACACAGCACGTGTCATTTTACCAATGTCAGCCATTGTTGGAAAGACACTGTTCGGGCTGTCGCCACCTCTAATTGAGAGGATTGGCTTGTGTGTGCCGGTTTTGGCGAGTGCTATATTTCCGCGAATATAGTCATCAGCCCCCATCTTGCCCATGCTCATGGTGAGCGTATACTCTTGTCCACCAATCTCAAATGAGACACCAGTATAGCCAGAGTCGAAAAATTTGGCGTGTGTGATTGACCCACGGGGTGTGTCGGCAGAATTTAAAATTGCTTGCAGATAATCTTGAATGCTTTCTGGAACAGACCGTCCAAAGCCAGTGACTGGTGCAATAGCGACCTTTTCGAGAATTTGCTTTGCAGCTTCAACTAATGGATCTGAACATGGAGAATTAAATGCATTCATACTACTATTTATATGATACATTAAAAATATATGAAGAGCTTACGCAGGCATACTTGTCATATTAACCCGAAGGCGTGAACCTAATCACCTATGTGCATCACCACTCTTCTTGAGCTCGGTTGCAAAATTACTTATACAAAGATGGTGGGCAGTCTGGGTAACGATCCCAGCGAGCTTTTAAGCGTCGGTTTTACAGACCGAACCGTCTCCTTAACGGCATACCTACCCATTTAGCAATGTATGGTTATTGACCCACACGGAATCTCAAGCCTTATGCGCATTTAACTCACCGATTGTCATTGCTAAAAATTGGTTGCGGGGGTGGGAGTCGAACCCACACCGAAGCCTAGCTTATGAGACTAGTTCAGCACCACTACTGACTGCCCCGCGATTGAAAATTGAGCCGACTAAAGAGGCGACATAGACACATTCCCGTACGCACCCGCATATGCAGTCCTGCACGTCATCTGCGCCTATGTACCGGGCATGGAGCCCGTGCACCTCTCTAGCGGCAAAGTTGGTAGAGGTACAAGGATTCGAACCTCGACAAACAGAATCAAAATCTGTGGTGCTAACCGTTACACTATACCTCTATGGCACGTCACCACAGATTCGAACTGTGACAAAAGGTTTTGGAGACCTTTGTGCTTACCGTTACACCAATGACGTAAAAATGGGGTGATCGACGGGACTCGAACCCGCAACAACCAGAATCACAATCTGGGGCTCTACCATTGAACTACAACCACCAATTAAAATGGTGGAGGCAATAGGGCTCGAACCTATGACTCATTCCTTAAAAGGGAATTACTCTACCAACTGAGTTATGCCTCCAATTAAAATGGTGGACCTGGTGAGAATCGAACTCATCATTTCACAGATTCCTTGCAAAGGATTCCGGCTGCCCACAGCTCAGGCCCCATATTTAATATCCCAAATTTGTATTTTTTCTAAAAGTTGTGCTAATGCCAACGAGCATTTTGTATGTTTTGAAACATTATCATTATGGCGCAATAGCATGCAATTAGCAGGATGCGATATAATCTTTGGATCAATATTGTTTTCGTAACCATATTTTACAGATATCATATGATCACGAGATACACCATTTAGATTATCTCCACGATTTTTTGGAAGATACCATCCATACTTTTCTATAAGAGAAAAATCAAATTCAAGTGGATATTTTTTTAACGAAAAATTAAAAGCACATTCATTTCTATATCTTTTATAGTCATCCCAATTTCTTTTTCTATATTCTAAAATACATTTTTTGGAGCAATATTTTTTGCGTTTACCAGAAAATGATGTATTACAACACAGACAAGTATTGGTATTGTCTTTTAATAATTTTGCTCTAACCTTTGATTTAAAATCTTGTGATCGTGGCCCACGAGCATTTGCACAACTTCTAGAACAAAATAAATTCGGCGGAGGTGTTTGACCTTCTTTATATTTAACAGAAAATGTGTTGTTGCATTTTTTACAATTTCTTTCCAATGATAATATATTAGTTGAGGCTACTCGTTTTTTCCAATTATTTCTATCTGGATTTTTTTCACACCACCTAATATGATTAGCAAAAAGAGAAGTACTTAATGAAAATGACTCGTTGCAGTGTTTACATGTTTTCAAACCATCCATAAATCTATTTATATGGAGTTAGTTAAAATCGAACTATTTACACACTATAAATGGTCGGGATGACACGATTCGAACATGCGACATCTGCGTCCCAAACGCAGCGCTCTGACCAGGCTGAGCTACATCCCGTAAAATATGGTACACCCAGTTAGACTCGAACTAACGACCTCACAATTATCAATCGTGTGCTCTAACCAAACTGAGCTATGGATGCACGTTAAACTGGAGCCGAAAGTGGGATTCGAACCCACGATGATGTTTCCAAACCGGATTACAAATCCGGTGCAATCGACCACTATGCGACTTCGGCGTGATTGTATAAATCAATAAATTTTTTAAAAAGATTGCTATTGTATGCTATACCAACAGAATTAAATGCTCTACTTAAACATTTAACTTACAAATTACAATAAAAAAATTGACTCCTGCGACACGGCTCGAACGTGTGACCTAGTGATTACCTACTACTATAGCTTTCGCTACCCTTTTAGTTTGTAGTTTATTTATATTAGGCTTTATGAACAAAACCAATTTTCATACCAAGGTATTGAACAACATTACCATCATCACCGAGAAGACGTGCTTCAACTTTCTCATCATGAGTTCCGCGAATCACTACATCTGGAAACTCATTGCGAAGAGCATTAAGCTTTTTCATAAATGCTTCAAGGCGTACTTTGTTTTCTTTAGTAGGTAAAGTTTGTTTAAGTGCTTCGTCTAAATCGATCTCCATGGCGGATTCAAGTGCGCCTGTTTGTTGAACAACCAGTGACTTGTTATACGAGTCCTGAGCCATTTTACGATATGCATTGGTAATGTTGCTATGTGTATTCATATATTACCTTATTTATATAAGGAGAGTTTTAAACTCACGACCTGCTCATTACAAATGAGCTGCACTACCACTGTGCTAAGGAGGCGTAAATGTTTTTAAATAATAAAATTTCTCCAATTAAGAGCAAGAGATTCATCATATGAATTTCCTTTACCCTTACGGCAATTTTCACTTATTGGTAAGTATTGTAAATTGTTTTGATGATGCATGCCACCAGAAGCTAATGCTTGTATATGATCAACTTGATATCCAGATGGACAATTTTCATATATTTTTCTAATCAATTTTAAATCTGCGTCTTCCGGTATAGCATTACGTAATCTAGCCCTATAAGCATAGACATTTGCTTTGTTTCGGGCTTTCTTTTGTGTTTCTGTTGTTCTACCCTTTTTATCCCATGCTTCAAGTGCCCGTTGTCTCTTAAGTTCTTTATCTTCTTCAGAATGAACCCAACCAGGTTTACCAGTATTATAGTGAATACCGTTACTATTACGCACCTTTAATGATTGACTTATTTTCTCGTTCTTAGTCATAAGTATATTTATACCATTGACTATTTTATAACAATGGCTCCTGAGACACGGTTCGAACGTGTGACCCAGCGATTAACAGTCGCTTGCTCTGCCAACTGAGCTACTCAGGAATTTATGATTGTTATTTGCTCTGCCGCTGAGCTAAGTCGGATTGTAAAATTATTCGTCAAATGAATTTAACCAACGCTTCTCACGTACACGTTGGGCATGAGTAGACCACATACAACCGCATGTAAATCCTAGAGCATGCATTTCAAAATAGTTTTGAAACCGCGAATGATCGCGAGTGACTCTAAAGCGACGTTCACCACTCTTAAGCGGTAGTTTTACTGAAAGGTAAAATTGACCGACCTTGATGTATGTTGAGGTGCGAATGACTATTTTCATTGTATATTATTTATTGGTACTCACACGGGGAATCGAACCCCGATTGTACGGATGAAAACCGTAAGTCCTAACCGTTAGACGATATGAGCAGGTGTTGTAGATGGACGCACGTTCCAGTAACGCTCTGGACTAGGCGGTTTTGCAAACCACTGCATGACTTCTCTGCCAACGTGCGGTGCAAAATGGTCCTCCTGGTTGGGAATGATCCAACGACCCGACCCTTATAAAGAATCCGCTCTACCACTGAGCTACAGGAGGGAAAATTTATCGGTTAATCATATTGGCATGTCGATGAGGAGCGCAATGCGCTGCAACTACAATCGACTATGACTTTTTTATAGGGACCGAAAACTCCTATATACAAACCTTTGACATCGCATCACTGAGTGATCCAAGCCGTACAACCACGGACGTTCTCAACTTTCAGTAGCAGTTGATGGTGCGTTCAGTTATGAAACCTTTGTTTCTTGTTGCTTACAGAGACATTATACACTAAACTCTCTTATATGTAAACAACTTTTTTATCGTTGTGTGATTTATTTATATTGTAAAAAATCCTTCCACTCTTCACGAATCGCTACACGTTCAGAGAGCGCGCTAAACTCGATGTCTTTTAGCATCTTAGGTTTTACCTCTGAGCCATGAATGTTGAAATATGGAAACTTGTTTGATTTTTTGGTATTACACTTTTTGCAAGACAGGACAATATTGTCGTCATTATTGCCGCCTCCACGACTGCGCGGAACTAGATGATCACGAGTCGCTGAAGTGTATGGAATCTTACGCAGACAATATTGACATTCACCTCCATAGATATAGTACAGCTGACGAAGGTTGATCGCGCGCGGTTGCTTTTTTCCATGCTTGTAGTGACCAAAATAGCCTGGCACCACTACAATTGTAGGAATTGCCCACAGTGTGTCGACACTACGAAGCGCAGGATTTTCTGGGGCGAGGTGATCATCGTTAGCGATCCAACTGCTCCAGTCTCGTATATTTCCATACTGGTCATAGGCTTTTACACCTCCAACTATCATGTTTCTAATTGCAGATCGAGCAGAAAAGAAACCGCATGGTTGGAATCCAGCTGTCAACACAAGAGTAGTCTTATGAGACGGAAGTACTGGAATCATGAACAGACGAGAGTATAGCCACCAAACTTAGAGCGCACGACGTTGTTTATATAGACTGCAATGTGTGATGCATCTTCTAAACGAATTCTAGTGTGGCTGCGAAAGATTGAGCGGCCGCTAAAAATAGAATATTTGTGACGATTTGGATTATTCTTTCCAAGGCGACCATAGAGATCAACTCGTTTAAATTTTCCAACATAATCGAAAGACTCCATCTCTTTCAAACGCTCTCTTAAATTATGAGCTTTTACTTCATTGCGCAGCTGTTCAATATACTGTTTTCCAGCCTCGTTATTTTTAACCCGTAGTACTGTTCGTTGTGTGTTCATATTAGTTAAAGAAAAGATAGATTGCTTTGAACAGAGCGCTGATGAATCCAATCATACAGACTCCAAAAAATAGTGATATCAAGATGGCTAGTGGATAAAAATCCGATGGTTTCATGTGTTATTGATTTTCGATTGAAACGCTTGCAAGAATCGCAAGCGTTGTATAGATGCAAAAGAATATGTATACTGGTTCCATGTTATGCTTCAACGACCGTGATTTGAAATCTTTTGTCACCGATTGTGAGAACTAATCCGCTATCACGAGTGAGCATGCCTACTTCGTCGTAGCTGCGAATGCCGATGCTTTCATCTGGATCATCAGAACCATACTCTTCATGATACATGTAAAGTGCTTCAGTGATCATGTCAATTACGTCGTCTTCAGTGTTCATATATTTGTGTGATTAGCGATTCTTCAAGCGGACGAAGACATCCTTGTTGTCTTCCATGATTTGGCTCAGAGTTTGGAAGCAATAGTCAAACCAGACTTCTTGAGTGATTTGACCAGCTTGAACCTTGGCAAACATTTCTTTGTATTCGGTGGCATTCATGATGTGTTGTTGTGGTTCGGGCTTCTTTGCGAAATGGCACCGCAGGCTATGGAATTGCACCATGAAACTTTTTAACGCTCTCCCTGCGGACAAGAGGCTCGTTCCTTTTATCTCTGATTTCGTTTGCAACCTCCATCAGTAAATTTGTTTTTGAAAATGGTGTCCCCTGCGAGGAGTCGAACCTCGTCTCCCAGGCTATTGATCGAGCTATTTGCACTTCGCTCAACCTTAGTGTCTGGCGGGCCAGTACTTCAGGGGAAAATTGTTTTTTGAAAGTGGTGAGCAGTTTTAAGAGATGCTCAACTCTCTAGAGCAGTTTAACGAGTGCCCGAAGCTCAAAACTTTTTAAAAGATGTTCAACTCTTGTGATTACCAACTACCATTCATGGTTTGGATAAAGATGACGAACCAAACCGCGATATTGATTCCGATGAAAATTCCTAATGTTTCTTTCATATTGTGTTGTGTTGCTTACATGGTCATTATACACTAAAATGCAGAGAAAGTACACAACTTTTTTTAAAAAAGTGAAAAAAGGTCCCGAAGTTAGGCCCCGTATAGAGAAATCTAGTGCTTCCAAGGGCTAAAAATGCCAAATTTATGATTTTTTATGTAAAAAATACCCACCAAAGTGTGCATCGTTGAGAGGCATGGTGGGTCTGCTATGTGCGAAAATGTGAGTGTAGTCTTATTTCACATGAATGAGAGTTGCTTTAGCGTCTTTAGTGGGTTTGTCATATAGTCTATTTATGCCTTTTGCTTCTTCTCTTCGGCCTTGATACGCTTTTGAATTGACTTGCCGCGCTTTTCCAAACGATCAAGTACCTGATGTGCGTCCATCCAGATGTCTTTGTCTTCAAGCATCTCTTTAATCTCGCCTTCGGTAAGAAAGTCTGAATACATGTCTTTGAAAAGATTTGCACTCCAGTTGCGTTCATGAACCATGCCATGATACATCTCGCCACCTTTGCCAGCAGTACCAGCACTATAGTTATGAAATAGGAACATGCTATGATCTGTAATCATATACTCATCGGCCATCAAAAAGATCAGAGTTGCAGCACTCATACATGCCCCTTCAACACTTACCATAATATGGGCTTCAGTTTCAGAGAGTGCCTGCATAAATTGAATGGTAGTAAACAGATTACCTCCTGGGCAATTGATATGAATCTTTACTACATCGGATGGACGACTATTGCGTATATCATGAAACCATTGTATATAGTCACTTGCATCACCAATCTCTTCAGAAAGATAATACTCTTTGACTGCACCATAGTCGCTCGTAAAGCAATCATTTGCACCACCCTTTAGTAGATCCAGTAAGCCCTTATTTTGTATGTTGTGTTTATGCATGTCCAAATAGTTTTTTGGTATTATATTCATTTATAGTTTTAAAAAGTTCATCCGTCCAACAATCTCGTTTTTGCACAAAAACCAGTGGTTGTGAACTGTTTTCTACAGCCATAACGATTACTCCTTGACTTACTGGTGTGCCTGTACGCTCTTCACACATAATAGCATATGCTGCCATTTGTATAAAATAACTGTCAATCTCATCTTCAGTTTTAGCTCGAGAACTTGTCTTAAAATCGATTATGCTCAGCCGACCATCAAATTCTGCGATGAGGTCAACTCGACCAGCGAGTCCAAGATGATCTGAGTAGAGTGGAGCCTCTTGAAGACACACGTTATCGATTCGGTCATCCAAGACAGGCTTGATAGAGTTAAACATATCTTTTACATGAGGCATCTCTCCTTCAGCAAAATATGAATCAATGTTATCAATATATCGTTCAACCGCTGCATGTAAAGCTGTGCCTCGCGTGCTTGCATGCCGGGCTACACGTGCTGCTTCAACTTCGCCAACTCGTGCTCTCCATTCTTGAAGTGCACCTTTGTTACGAATACCTAATACAGTAGTAATACTAGGATAGGCTTTACCATTAGGCGTCATATAAAAGCGACCAGAAGTGGTAGTGTTTGCTTCTAGATCACTATAGCCAAGATCTATAGGTGAGTGCGTAAACTTTTTTCGATTCATTAGAGTTTATCCCAATCAACAAATAGTTTTTGTTGTATTTCTTTATCTCTTCGATTGTCATCAAAGCGATTTTTCTTAAATTTTTTATTGCGAGAATAATCATCATGACCATCATCGTAATAACCATGTCCCTTTTTCTTGTCTCTATTTTTTCTGCTTCGTCCCATATCTCAACGGGTTTCTATTTTTGCTTGTCTTCCACTTGCTTTTTTTACTTTATTTAATACGTCATTCCATCCACTACCAGCACGTTGAAGTATTGTCTTGCCTCCTTCATATGATATACCAGGAGCGGAGATGACGCGTTTTACGTTTCCAGCCAAAGTGCAGTGCGGGCATGGTTCGCTTAGCGGCAGGTCACGCGAATCCATAGGCAAACTTGCGTCCCAATAATAGTTACAAGATGTGCAATTATATGTGTATGTCATATTATTCTATGCCAAGATTTGAAAAGGCCTTTTTAATGAGTGAAGACGTAAGTAGACTATATTTTTTATGTAGTTTTTTATCTTTCATTGCAATTAAAATTTCTGCATCAGATGCATGAACATTTTCTAACAGTTTGATAAAGGCCATCTCCTTTTTAATCTTGTCATATGTAGTATTACCAACTAAAAGGCGAGGCAACACATCAATCTGTTTTCTTAGCGGAGAAAAATTTACTCCTGCTGGGTTTGGGCTAGGCGTATATGGAGGAGCACCTACAGGTAAATCAAATTTTATATCAGGACGAAATGCTGCCTGAAGTATAGTCTTTAATTCATAAGATTCATTTTCTTGAAGTATGCGCACACGATCAGCGACTTTGTCTGTCGCCTGTATGCTTTCAAAAATTTCAAACGGATGTTTTGTTCTGTTGTTTGATGCAGTTTGTGGTCTCATAATGTATGGTTTTATTTATGTGTAAAAAATTCTTCAGCACATGATACTAACATGTTGCAACGCTTAGAGATAAGATAGTTAAGTATCTTAGAGTTTCCGACCGAAGCACACTCGGAATATGCAGATAGAATTGAAGCTTTTACATTTTCTGGTGTTTTGCTAAGATCAATTATTGTGCTATTACGAATATAGTTGCGATAGACTGTTTCTGGAAGAACACTTTGTAGTTTACCTTCATGCGCAGCAGCGATCCATGCTGTCATTTTAGTTGAACTGAGTGGTGTTTGGCGCCCGCCATCAACAAATACAGTATCAGATGACAAGACATTTGGAATGCCATCACCGCTGTCACCGCGAAAGATATGCTCATAGAGATAATTAGCTGGGTTTTTATCACTCAACATCTTCTTAGTCATAGGGCTGTACTGAGAGACATTATCATACTTTTGAAGTTGAATAAAATCTTTGTCTGCGCTGATAATCATTACGGGTTCGTGCTGGCCAAACTCTTGAGTAGATTCAACGAGTGTGCCAATAACATCGTCTGCTTCTGCGCCTTGTACAACTACTACTGGATATGGCATATGCTCAACTATTTCATCACGTATCTTGTTTATAATACCAAAAATTTCTTTCCAGTCAAGATCAGAAGCCTCACGACTCTTTTTGCGTCCAGCTTTGTATTGTGGATAATAATCTTTACGCCAACTGCCGCCATCACATGCGATAATCATACGTCCATACTTTTCTCTATACTTGAGATTATACATTCTCAGCGAATTTAAGATAATATGTCGCATAAAGTCCTCTGTAATTTTCCCAGGACGTGATTGAGAAAATATAGCAGAGATTGCAATTCCAGAATAGTCGATTAGTAACATGATATAATTATACACTAGTGTGACTCAAATGTACACTACTTTTTCCATAAACTTTTCACATGGGCGCTGTGGATTTTTACTCCAATAAATTCGTTGTAAAAATCATCTGTAAGCAGCACCTCTTTGTCAAACTGTTCCTTTGCTTCCATATAAGACAATTCACCTTTAGATTTACAGAGATATATGATTCGACGAATAAAATCTGATTGCCGTGATTCGACCAAAGCCTTTACAGTTTCACTGCTGCCATAGTATTTTTCCCAATCAGACTGTACACACTTTTTTCTTTTGCGCGTTTTGCCTTTTAGTGGAGCAAGTTTTTTTACACTAGACAACAGTTTTTTGCCAATATATTTTTTGCCATTTAGACTATCAGTTATTTCATAGACAAACCCAATATAACCTTCATCAATCTTCTCTTGAGCAAGTTCACGAGTAAAAGGAAGTTCATTATATAGCCATGTCATAAATTATATATTAAATTTCGTCATCACGAGAATCGTCTTCTGTTCCATAGATACGATAGGTTCCACAAAAAGGGCAATATTCTGGGTAGAGTTCTTCGCGTTCTAGATCTTCAAAATCTTCTTCGTCATCGCAATAGTATTTATCGTCCTCATCATCCCAAGAGACTTCGTAGACGTATTTGCATTTTGGACATCTGTTGTTTTCTATCATTATATTTAATATATTTAAATTATTTTCTGTTATTTATATCATCAACAACGGGGTCGTTCTTTCTTTCAAAATATGCGATAAACGGAACTAATGGCCAAAATGTTAGCATTAAAAGAGCAGACACTATCATAAGTATCGATGCAAATGGTACTACTACAAACATACCAAGTGCATACCAAAATGGAGACAGTTTTATATAGTCTTTACCCTTCACATGTGCTGCAAGTTAAGATTGAACGTGCAAGTTCCTGTGCTGGATTTGCGCTACGTTGATAATACAACGACTTGACTCCTTGTTCCCAAGCAAAGATAAGAAGCTCGTTGACTTCTTTTGGCTTTGCAGTAGGTGCAATCATCAAGTTAAGTGATTGACCTTGGTCAATATACTTTTGACGTTGTGCTGCCTGAATGACAATTTCTTTTTGACTAATTTCACCAAAGGTTTTAAATACATCTTTTTCTTCTGCAGAAAGAAATTCTAGATGTTGTACAGAACCACCATGAGTAAGAACATCCTTCCATGTTTCTTGATCATTTTTGCCTTTTTCTTTGAGCAACTTTTCAAGATATGGATTGCGATAGGTAAACTTGCCTTTAGCAAGATCCTTAACAAAATAATTGCTGTTCAGCGGTTCAATACTTGGAGATACTTGTCCAAGTATAAACGAACTACTTGTAGTAGGAGCAATTGCAAGCGTAGTAGAGTTGCGTCGACCATAGCCTTCTAACATAAATGGCTCGCCAAAAAGTTTTGCAAGTTGGGAGGTAGCAGAGTCTGCCTTGGCACGGATAGTACTCCAAATTTGATTGTTCATCATCTTTGCTTCCATCGACTCGAATGGCACCATCTTTGACTGCAACAATGAATGCCAACCAAGCACACCTACGCCGAGTGCACGCTGATTGATAGCAAACTTACGAGGCGCTCTCATAAATTCATTGCCAGGATTTCCAGTCTTCAAAATAAATTCAGACATGACTGCATCCAAGAAATATACAAGCGTCTCTACTGCATCTGTCTCTGCAATCTCGTCCCACTTTTCAAGATTAAGTGAAGAGAGGTCACATACAAAACTTTCATCTTCTGATGTAGACAAAAAGATTTCTGTGCAAAGGTTACTTGCATGTATCTTAAGACCCTTGTCTTTATACATCTGGGGTGCGCCGTTGTTTACATTATCAGAGAAAAAGATATAAGGATAGCCAGACTCAAATCGTTTTTTAATGACTGTACTCCAAACTTTACGTTTGTCTTTGTCGCCGCCAATCATACTCTTCATCCACTCATCTGATACACATACGCCTATGGACAAGTCTTGAATAGCGTTACCTTCAGACCGAATCTTAAGAAACTCTTCAATGTCAGGGTGATCAATAGGCAAATAGGCTGCAAAAGAACCACGACGAACGTTGCCTTGCGAGACATAGTTGATAAGCGAATCGAAAACTGTAAGTTGATGATGCACACCTGTAGCAGCACCACCAGAAGAGATAGAGGCCCCTCGACCGCGCACATCTCCAAAATATGCGGAAGTTCCTCCACCGACTTTTGACATTGTACCAATCTCTCCGACCTTTGAGAGGATTCCATTCATGTCATCAGGTATATAACTACCAAAGCATGAGATTGGCAACCCGCGTTTACGGCCAAAGTTTGACCAGATTGGAGAAGCAAGAGAATAAAAACCTCTTGACATATAGTCTACAAACTTGTCTGAAAAACCAGGCATATCATCTAATAACGCCTGCGCTCTATCTCCAATGTCCTGTATTCTCTGTTCTGGAGTTTCTCCCTCTAAGAGATATCCTCTCTCTAAAAATTTTCGACTATCAGAATTTAACCAGTATATTTTTCGTTTTTGCATATAATATAGATATATATTGTTTTAAGAGTGTTTCGTATAAATAGATTAGTCGATCGCGGAATTGCAGTTCCCATCGACTCTAAACTTAAAATAATTAAACGTAGAAGTTCAGCTATGAGTATATATAAAAGAATTTATAACAATCTTGTTAATTCGCACAAGAATTTAAAAGAGGAGTGGAAACCGATTGGTAGTGGTCTTGAGCGACATAGGATTGTTCCTCGACATCAAGGGGGCACATATGAGGAAAACAATTGTACTTATTTAACCCGTCGTCAACATATAATTGCTCATTGGTTATTATGGAAGATAAACAGGAATGATGGTGATTTAATGGCATGGAAATATATGAGTGGAATAAAAATTTATCCTATGTCAGGTAAAATTCATAATGACGAAACACGCCGAAAAATGAGCGAATCTAAAAAGGGAAAGATATTTACTGAAGAACATAAACGAAATATTGGTAAAGGCGGTAAAGGAAGAATACCATGGAATAAAGGAAAAAAGGGAGCGTTTAAACATTCTGAAGAAGCTCGTCGTAGTATTGGTGAAGCAGTTAGCAAACGCATGAAAGGAAATATACCTTCTGAAGAACATAGACGAAATATGAGCATAGCAGCAAAAAATAGAAAAAGAAAACCGTTATCAGAAGAAACTAAGAAAAAAATTGCAGAATCATTAAAAGGTAAAAAATACAAAAGGTAGACCAATGTTTAATCATTTTTTTACTCAATCATCAAACAATGAATCTTCGTCAAAACATTGACTTTTCTTAGAATATTCAACCGGTCTAGACGAAAAAAAGTCCGTCATATTGTTGCCAAGTAGTTCTTCTTCAAACCACATTGTAGACTCAAGCAACTCTCTATCCACTTCAAATACTGGTTTAAAACCGATTTGAGCAAGGGATTCATTGATACGATTTTTAATAAACTCTTTAAGAATTGGTGCTGATAGCCCAGGTTCATTTATGCCATTGATCATCCAGTCAACAATCTTAGCTTCAGACTTGTATGCCTCTTCAGCTTCATGCGCGATGCGTGCCTCAAGCTCATTGTCAAATAGTTCAGGATGCTCTTCACGAATTGTGTTGATAATCTTTATACCAACAAGAGCATGAATGTTTTCTTCATTGCGAGTATACTTTACTTGCTGATCTGTGTCTTTAAGTACATTTTTAAAACGAGCGAACCAGTTAATAATATAAAACTGAGAAAATAACGAAACATTTTCAACAAAAAGAGTGAAAAGAATCAAAGCATAGAGATATTGTTTTTTAGAATCTTTATAAAACTTGTGAGTATACTTACGAAGATATTTAACACGACCTTGTATCCATTCAAGTTTAAGATTCTCTTCAAAAATATCTTCTAGTTCAAGCACACTAAGTAGACGCTCATAGGCACTATTATGAATAACTTCAATGTTTGCCATAACATAGCCTAGATCTTGAAGACTAGGATGCGGCAGGTTTTCTCCCAGTTTGGCCCAAAAAGTTTTTACTGCAACTTCAATTTGTCCAACTGCTGAAAGTGTACGCACAATAATCTCGCGTTCTTGATCATTTAAATCAACCTTAAATTGCTGCACATCAGATTTAAAACTAAACTCTTTGTCTGTCCAAAATCCATTGTGCATGGCCTCAATAAACTGCTCTGTCCATGGATAGTGGTTTGGTTTGCGGCTAATTTGTTCTTCGAAGATGCTGTGTGTATTATTGTCGTTCATGTTGGAAAATGTTACGCTGTGTAGCAGATGTTTATTATAAACAGAAAAAGGCGAGTTGTAAATAATTTTTTACACGTCTCGTGATTCATTCATTCATGGCACGTCTGCGTATGCTACGAAGAGCGCCACTAACAGAATCACGTAGTACAATTGTATGCTTGCTATTTTTCTTGGCATAATTGTATAAAGCTTGCTGCTCCTCATCTGCCATATCTAGATATTTACACCAGCGTTCAAACTTATTTCGCCCGGTTTCAAACCGTCTAAAGATGTCAGTTGGTACATTAAAAAGTCTCCATGTTGCTCCACTTTTAGGATAGTCAGAAGGTGGCATTGCAACGTCTCCAGTAACTACTTCTTCGTTTTTCATTGCTTAATATCGTGTTGAGTTATTAATACTTTTTGTCCAGTCTTACAATGCACGGCGTCATACACATTTACGCCAAAAATATTTCCAACCGGGCATGAATTTTCTGCTATTGATATTGTTGTATTCTTGAGAGCCAATATGTCTCCAGTTAGTTGTAATGGTAGGTTACGCGTTAATTTGTATGTTCCATGACGAAGAGTGTTGTCTTCATTGAGATACCAAAAAGACTCTTCAAGATGAAGCGCACGTGGATCGCACCCAGTGGCCTCTTTGATAACCTTAGCAAGTGCTCGATCAGAAACTCCAGTTTTTTCTTTTATGAGATAGAGCGCCGCAAGATACGAAGCAATTGTAGTCTTGCCAAATGGAATTACATTAAGCATACGTTTAACGTTAAAGACCAATTTATGAAAAATATTATACTTACTTTTTTCTTCACTTGTTTCTGGTTTGCGAATTACATTTCCATTAGCATCAATAAGCCCCATCTTATAGGCTCCAGTTTTTTTCCATGGAGTAGTGAGTAAGCGTAAAAATCTAAATGCGTAAACAGTGTCTGTAGTGCGTGTTAGGAGTCCCATAGTTTTAAATTCTTTGAAGTGTTCGAGCTACGTATAGATCAATAGGTATATTTATATATTCGCCTTCTGGAATATAGTTTAGATAAAGCAAAAATGTCTTAAGTGCTGGCCAACTGTGTTCGTTTACTCGATTAAAACACATGCGTGTTGCTGCCTCAGGGTAAAACATATTGTGAAGTATAATGAGATGGTTTAAGATTAGCCTCTCTTGAAGTATACTTTTATCTTGATATTTTTTAAAGAGTTTTTTGATATACTTCAGATGAGCAAGATCAGCGTGAAACTCTTTTATATCTAGACAGTGTGGATTGTTATAATGTTTAGCCGCGTAGACTAAAAAATTTTTATCTGTTAACTCATTTACCAACTGCATATTATAATTTATATCGTCGTTTATTTCGACAATAAATCAGACACAGTCTTTCCCTTTTCCCAAAACTTACAACTCCAATAACGAGCCTTCCACTTTGGACCCGGATCTGTATCACACTGATGGCGAGCTCTAAAACTTTTTAGACGCTCTGGATCATCACGCTTTATCTCTGCCTTTGGATCACCAAATCCAAGTTTTATGACGTTGCCCTTTTCATTACGCACATAGACATAAAACTTATGCTTTTCATCGTCGCTACGCCACGGTTCATTGAGAGTCACCTTGCGACCATCATATTCTGCCTGCTCAGAGATATATTCTTTAAAACGCATCATAATATATTAGCGTGAGATTTCTTCCCAATCTAGAGATGCGTGAATTCTTGCTGGACTTCCGCCTGAAGCAGCGCTCGCGGAAACTACCAGGGTTAATTCATTTGGAACTCCACTCAAACCATTGCGTTCAAGTTGAAATTTAAATAGCGCTTCTTTTAAAATATCAAGAGAAGGATTGCTCTGATTTGTATTGCTCATATAACCAGATGCCAATATTCTTCCACCAGTAATTGCGCTAGCATCCATCTTATATTCTACAGATGAATCTGCCGATGCTGGCTGCCAAGATCCGCTTCCACCAGTAGTTGCACCTCCCGCAACTACCTTCCACTTATAGTTAGCAGTTGATACGGGTAATATTGAAAGAGCAGTAAGAATTACAACTGCATCCAGTTTTGTAGATTTTAATCTTATCGTAAGCACTGGATAGTCAGTGCCCGCAGCAGTTATTAAATTATATGGGGCATCAATTGCAGTGCCTATACTTTGTTGCGCTCCATATAGTTGATATCCACCTTCTGAAATTACTGTAGAGCATATTTGCTTAAGAGTACTTGTACTGCCAGTGTTAGAGGTATTTTCAATTTCGTATCGCAATGGCAGTGAAGCAGTAGTTGTATATGTAGAAGCAATTATATTAGCATGATAAAATGTATGGCATACAACAAATTTTCCATTAATTACAAAACCAACTCGAACGCTGCCAACTCCCAACCATTCAAAATCCATCCATAAAATTTGTGCTTTAGAAATATCAAGAGTAAGCCCAGACGAACCAGTCTCATTTAATAGTTTATCGCCATTCCACTGTGATTGTGTTATTTTGATATTTTGCAAAGATCCATTTACAATTGTGCGTTTTACTATATTTAAAGTCGTGCCATCAAGTTCAAAATAGATGCCATTATCGGCACCATAATATCCTACACGTTGCACTAATCCTGCTTTTGCAGATGAGTCATCTGCAGATGCCATTACAAATGTATTGAGAACTAGCAATGATTTTCCAGGTTGATATGAAAAAACCTTCGTCGTTTCTCGCTTTACAGATGAGCCAGACAGTGCAGTAACACTACAATCAATTAGACCTTGGTTTGCATTAAATGTTGCTGTACCGCTACCAGCTACACCAGTACTCCAAAGACCATTATCAGCAAATCTATGACTAGAATCAAATAGAGTAAGCGGTGAAGAAGTGCGTAGTCGTCCAAATGCATCAGTGATTGTTCCGCTTGGAGTAAGTTGATCTGCAAGCATGCCAACCTCATAACGAGCATGTTTACGAGTTAGCGAACTATCCGCTGTTAAAAATTGGGTTGGCATATTTTCTTATTTACAATTTTAGAAACTTTGGTATAATAATTAATATTAGCTTTTGATGCTAGTATTAAGGTATAAATCTAGATTTTTTATTAGAATTCTGAAAGTTCCGGGACGGATGGCTAATGGGGTTTTAAGGCGAGATAGAATTAGTTGTTAGCGATGCTACTTTTTACCTTTGAGAGTACGCTTGTATCACCAGTTACAATTGCAATAAGTGATTGAAATGTTGAATTTATAAGATCTTTTTGTGA